TCTTCTTTTGTGGTTAGCCACCAATCTTTGACCTGGCCTACGAGGTCCATCAGATCGTTAGGAGTCCCAAACAGTATTTCACGGCCCGTAGCAAGCTCAATCATAGTGATTAACACATACATTTTTTCTAAGCTCAGGAATTGAGTTAGGGCTTCGCTATATTTATCGAGAGCTTGAGCTTGTAAAACAGAATCTAAATGCGTTCTTTCCCAGCTGCCGAGCTCGAATCGAAGAGTCTCGACCTTTGAAGGCTTAGTCCTGGGCATCGAAGGGCAACCCCACTATCGAAACTTCCGCTGATGCAGCTGATGCGCCGGAGATAGGAATAATGCCAAGACTCCATCCCGCCGGAATAACCAGAAAGCCCATTGATTGTCTGTCTTGGTTTTGTGAAAGAGAGATTGCATTAGCTTCAGCGCCCGCTAATGCACCACCTGCCCAGGGTATTGCGTTTGTTATTGTGGTTGGAAATATCGTTCCTGCGGGCCAAATAAAGAGTCGGTACGTCTCCCCCGCATCTCCACCGAGGAAGCCACCAGCAACAACCCGTAAATGCTTATCTTTTGGTGCTGACATGATGAAATAACCTACGGCAAGGTCGCCACCGACAGGAACTCCACCCGTCGCGGATCGTGGCATCCCGTAGTAATCCGGCATGAGCTCACCGCTTCTCAGACCATCTAACGATTTCACGCATACGTTTAATGCCCATTATTTCAGCGTCGAAAAGCAGTTTGGCCGCTTTCCTTACCTGGGCCTTCTCGGATGCAGACATAATCTTGAAGCGAGCCTTTGCCCGTTTTGAAATAGGCACACGATTCAACCATCCGTAGTAAAGACGGCCTTCGAGTTTAACGTCACTCTTACACCGCCCGATGGTGCGAAAAGACAAGCTGTTGAACCGCCGGAATTCGTAAAACCCACAGACCCAGTCGGCACGCCGGAACCATCGAGGAGCATGACCGAACTTGTTAGCTCGGCGTCGTTATTTCCACTATACGCATACCAATGCGAGATAATACGATCCTGAAGTGTCGTTCCAATTCCTTGCCCCGTAATGACGCTTACGAATTCATGACCCAACCCTGATGAAGCCCCGCTCGGCGTCACGGAAAAGACATGGTATTCTCCATTTGTGCAAGCCACAGAAAGCGAAGCTTCCCTGTCTGAGACTGAATTACACATAACAACGAGGTCGTCACCCGACTCTAATTTTTTAGGATAAGGGAGAGCTGCTGGAAGCGGAGAACACCCACCGTCTTTTCCAGAGCCCTGGGGAAGGACGGCTTTACATCGGCCAGCAGACTGAATATAATTCCAGGTTGTATCAGTCTCAGCGAGCCACCCACCTCGAGCAAGAACGAACGTTCCTGTTTGAGCTGCAAAGGTGCCGATCGTTTGTGCGCTTCCAACCCAGGTCGCGTCAGTTAGCACAGAATCCTCGGTCGCCTCGGTGGTTGCGACATTCAAAACAGGGATAATTCGACCTCGACTCGAAATCAATTGTCCGTAGGAATTAACGTTTGCCATGAATTTCAAATCCTGATTCCAGCACCGAGGGCGGGCTTTACCAAATTACGATTTATCGAAGCTAATGGAGCTCGTAAAAGACGCTTTCCGACACGGAATGAAATTGAAGTGGTAAAAGCTGCTAAACTCATTGGAAGCAGGTTTGATTTGAAATTGGAACTGATCGTAGCTATGGCGAGTCCTGGTTCCATCATGAAATCATTCAACGATATTTGACCGACCCCTACGGCTTCTCCTGGAACGTAAATGGAGCCGATTGTCTCGCCTGGCCCATATCCTATGTCGCCTTCCCCTGTGAAGAAGGAGAACACGCCTGAGCCTGTGGTTCCGCGCATTAGAATTTCAGCATAAACGAACGATTCGACCGCGTTCAAAATGCTGAAAGTCTTCCGACGATACGACTTTCTTTTCTTCTTCGCCATGATAACGTTCCCAATGGGAGATAATCTCGCTATTATAGCTTGTTATTTTTTCAACCTGAAAATTTACCCTCGGCGTCCCTTACGATCTCCACAACGCCAGGTGTTTGCTGCACCGAGCGCGTCAGCATCGAAGCTATTGCCATTTGAACGGGATTAACCGGCTCAGCTGGTGATAATCCCTCCTGGATAACCGACTTGATAGCTCCTGCAATCTTCGAATCAAGTGAAAGTAGCCCCAAATCAACTCTATTCTGTAAAATCGTGAAGCACCATACCATCAAGAAGCCATGCACGACGAGCAAAACGATCGTTATTGCGGCGTAGTCCATATCCAACCCGACCGCAACACCGCCCATAAACCGTTCCCAATCTTCTCCTTTTGGGGTTCCACCCGACCCTCCCAGGGCCTTCACCACTTCTTAACCATACCGTGACCCCACCAAGAGCCCGATTCATCATTCTCATTGGGGAACCCCACCACAATGTTATATGTTCGGGCTCATCAGCCCCTTCATGGCGGTTGAGACGGTTCCAATGAAAATCGAATACCTGCGCGACGCATGGATGGGTCGCCGCGATACTCACCAAACCCGATACTTCCAAAAAATCTGGCGAGATTGTATCAATGCGGAGTGGTGGGTTCAACCCTCCGTAGTCATTGACCCATTCGCGCGGAACTGCCCCCTGGGAACTCTAACCAATGACTTGAACCCTGATACGGACGCAATCGACCATGAGGACGCTCTCGAATGGTTGAAAGCTATTGATTCGGATATTGCTGACTTTGTCATACTCGACCCCCCGTTTTCAGACGTCGCCCAGAGCCGAATTTATGGGATGAAAACCAACCTCTATACTGACGCGCGATACTTCAAGGGGATTATGATGGAAATTGGGCGAATTCTGAAGCCTGGGGGCCGCCTGTTGCGCTTAGGATATACCACCAGCAACCTAAACCGGACTTTGGTGTTAGAACGGCTCTATGTGGTTAATTTCTTCTCGCCGAGGAATGATGTACTGGTATCGATATTCCGAAAAGATTCCCATACTCTCAGGGAGTGGTGCGAATGAAACTTGAAGGAAGATTCCCGATAAACCCACCCTGGCCTGATATGAGAGCTCTTTGTTTGGGCTCTGGTGAGGGTGGCTTCCTCAAAGCGTTCGAAGCTGATGAGAGATGGACGATCGTTAGGGTTGATTTTGACGAAAAATACGCCGATGTGCCGCACACAATAATACGCGATATTACTGAATGGATGGACTGGGAAAATGAAATTGGGCGAGACTTCGATTTAGTGATATTCTCTCCTGACTGTCGGGAATTCTCCACCGCCGGTCAAAGAAGACCCCCTGGATTCACACCTTCGCTCGAACTTCTCTTAGCTGGTCTTGACCTGATTAAGCACATTGAACCGCATCATTATCTTGTTGAGAATGTGAAAGGTGCGCGTCGTCATTTCCAACCTTTCCTCGGACGCCCTCGTCAAATCTTGGGGCCGTTCTATTTCTGGGGAAATTTTCCCTGGTTGGACGTCAATGTTCGAAGAATCACGGCTAAGAGTGATAATTCAAGTGGATATGCTGATAACGACCCACGCCGAGAGGGGCGATGGGTATTCAACGGAAAACAGTATTACAAATGGGGCGAGAAAAATAAAGCTCGAATACCCTTCGAGATATCCGACGCCCTCCGGAAAGCCACCAACGATCATGTAGGGCTTGAGAGGTGGGGATTTTGAACAGGCGAGAAATGAAAATCTTCCTCAAAAGAGAAATTGGGGAATACATCAAGCGATATCCCGATTCACAATTCGTGAGAACCATCAGGGAGCAATTGAGAGTTGAGCTCCTGGATAGGCGGCTAATTCGGCACGATAAAACGAGGAGTGGGAGTCGTAGATCGTATTTGGCACTAACAAAAGCGGAGAGGACACGAATGGATTATGTACTGGTTGGAATTGCTGAAATGCTCATTGAATAGGGTGATAATGTGAAGCTTCAATGCAGATACTGCAAAATTATGTTCATTTGTGAGACATTCGAGCAGATTGCAGGAATTCAAGGCCAACAATGCTACATAACGCGCCCTGGATTAACTCATGAATTGAAGAAGGTGAAATGATGGGGCGATACGGATGGACGGGGAGATTGCGTCATGGGTTGTGGTTGTGTAAATGCGACCATTGGAATTATTACAGGACTCTTACACTTCGAATTGACGCCTATTGCCATCGCCAGGGGTGTGGATATCGGGCGAGGGTTGTCCTCGACCGGCAACACAGGAAGGGGGGGCGAGATAGGAAAGTGGTTGTGAATGAATATCCTAATTATCGACCAGCAGCTTCAATCCGAATTGAGCAGAAAGAGCGGAACCGATATCAACGGCAGAAGCTCGAACAAAGTGAAAGAATGTTGTTGAAGTTAGATCGTGGTGAATTCCACACCGCCAAAGTGCTCCAGGAAGCCATTGATGAAGCCGAGAGAGAAAGACACGGCGTTATCTTCAGATTGAAGCTGCGGAAAAACAGGTTTGTTCGGTCACGAATTACTGGGGATTCTGAATGGGTAATCGAGAAAGAAGATTAGGGAAGGAAGTCCTCGATATCTAACCCATAGGCAGTAGCCCAAACGTCACCAGGGCTCGAATAGGTTGGTGGGGTATAGACGCCCCCTTCCAGAGTCGTTCCAAAGGCATTAGCCCATAGCTCGCCGGTCTGTCTTATCCTCTCTTGTTGTTCTGGCGACACTTCACGACCCCATCCCATTGTATCATTCACGAATCCGGCAAATCCTCTATCTCCATATTCTTCTTTTGTGGTTAGCCACCAATCTTTGACCTGGCCTACGAGGTCCATCAGATCGTTAGGAGTCCCAAACAGTATTTCACGGCCCGTAGCAAGCTCAATCATAGTGATTAACACATACATTTTTTCTAAGCTCAGGAATTGA